GGCCAACGAGGTTCTTGATCGCCTCGATCGATTGATCGCGGGTCTGCAGACTCTCGATCCGCTGGGCAGCCCAATCTTGCAGCAGTGCGAGCGTCAGATTGTCGCCAGACTTTTTTTCGACGAACGTCTTGCCCGCCTCGGCATCGACGAACTTGACGACCGCGACCGCAACCGCACCGTCGATCGAGATTTCTTCTACCGTTGAGACCCAGGCCATCGTTCACCTTTCGTTACTGCCCGCTTTGTTGCCGGTGTGCCGTGCCCACGCGGTCGAGGCGGGGGCGTTGGAAGGCCAGGCGGACCGTGGTGGGGGAGCGACGTGTGACGTCGCCGCTGAAACCGTAGTGCCTCGTTTCGCCGGCCCGCAGCAGGATCAGCCCCAACTGCGGGTCGCGGATGCCGCCGCGGGCGTGCTCTTCGTCGCGGAAGCAATCGACCAGGATCGTCTCGACCTCGCGATCCAGGCCGTACTGCAGCACGTGCTCGTCGCTTTCGGTGACCAACACCTGCACGTCCCGCGAATCTCCGCCCGCGCCCCCGCGCACGCTGACCGTCTCGCCGTGCTGAGCAAGGAGCACGAGGAAAGCCCGCTCCTGCAGCTCGTCGAAAACGGTCATGCGTGCCTACGATCAGGACTAGGTCGTGATGTTCGACAGCAGGTGGAACGTCTCGGTGTACAGGATCTTCTCCTGCACCTGGTGGCGCACGCGAACCACGTCGCCGCGGATCCGTTCATCGCGATACGTCTCGACCGTGCCGCCGACCTGGCTGCCGTCCTGGCCCCAGTGCAGGATGCGACCCAAGCCGGGCTCGCGGATGTCGTTCGAGCGGCAGATGCGACCGACGGCGGCGTACTCGTCGCTCCAGATCTGCGTGGGCGTGGCGGCCTGACCTTCGTTGGCCGAGTTCTTACTGCCGCCGGCGACGAGCACTTGCTCGAGGTCGAACACCTGGGCCAGTTGGGCGGCCGTGATGTCCGAAGCTTTGGTCGGCGCGCCCGCGCCCAGGCCGGCGATCCGTTCGATGATCTCGTCGCATTGCCGCAGGTTGCGGAACGCGCGGCGATTGATCACCAAGGCGTTGGGCCACAGCCCCGTGCCGCTGTAGACCTTGCGAACGGCCGCTTCGACATCGACGATCGGCGTGGCGTTGGGCAGATCGTCCCACTCGTTGGTCACCGCCGTCGTCAGGGCCGCGCCGGTGTAGGTGGTGGCGTTGAACAGCAAGTCGGCGACCCGCTGCTCTTGGGCCTGCAAAACGAAGTGAAAAGCGCGCATGGTCGACACATGCTCGGCGTCGAAATAGTTCGCGTACATCTCCGCTTCGTTGTCGTCGATGGGCTCCTCCCAGCCTTGCTCCTTCGTGGCGAAGGTGTCGGGCAGGAAGGTGAACTTGCCGCGGCTGTAACCGCTGCCCGGCGCGCGGGACGTGTCGGGACTCTGCAACAACTGCTCGATCGGGATTTTCCCGAAGTTACCGGCCGCGGAGGCCACTTCGAGGACAGGCATCAGACGTTGCGAGATATATCCCGCGCGGTCCATTGCCAAATCGAATTCCATGAAGCTGGCCGCCAGGTCGGGCCGCAACGTGGCGAGTGAGGACGAGGGACTGGGCATGATGGACTCCGGGGATCGGTTGTAAGAATTTGCTTGTTGAGACACTTTCTGCGTCACGCGGCCGCGCGGTCTAGACGGCCGTATCGCCGTGCGAGCTGCGGAGGACTTCGATCACGTCGCCGTCGGCTGTCGAGGCCGACAACGCAGTGCCGAGCAAAAAGCCCGTGGACAGGCTGGGGCCGACCTTGCCACTGGCGGCCGTGTAGACGCTGGCGCCGACGGCCAGGGCGGCGTTGGCCACCATCTTGCAGGTGCCCTGCGCGGTGCGGAGGCGTACCGAGCGGACGTCGAGGTCGGCGAAGCTGGCCGCTTCGAGCACGCCGATCTCGCGAGTCGTGAGACCCGCGGCGGCCAACTTGCCCGACGACAGGGTCACGCGGAGGTACTGCGCGATCGCCGCGCCGGCGACGAACGAGCGGCCGGCGGATTCGACTAGTTGTGCCATGTGAACTTCCTCTGGATCGTTGAAGGTGGTTTCTGGTTATCGATCACTGCCCCTCACGGCCCGCGGTTTTCGTTCAGCTCGTGCGACGCTGGGCGTTGTAGGCCGCGACCATCTGCTGTCGCAGCTCGGGCTTCTCGCGCGCTAAGGCGCTGACCGCGCGCTCGCGGGACATGCCGCCCTTGATCTTGGCGTCGAGCAACTCGTTCCACTCGGCGATCGGATCCCCTTCGGTCTCCGCAGGCTGCGAGGTGCCCGCGGCGAGCGCCGGGACGCCCGGCTTCTTGCCGGCCGGCTTGGGCACGGATTGCTCGGCCTCCTTGGCGGCCTGGTCGGCCTTGAACTTGTCGAGCTGATTTTTCTGCTCGGCCATCCATGCGGATTGCGCGGCCGGGACGGTCGCGCCGACGCGGAGCTGCTGCAGCACGAACGCGCTGTCGGCGCCCGGGCATGCGGCTTCGATCTGGACCAAGGTGGCGGCGACGGGCGCGGCCTGGGTGGCGACGGAGTCGCCGGCGTTCGATTCGCTCATTGCTTTCCCTTTCATGGGTCGAGTGTCACGGACAAGTTGTGAATAAACCGCGTCGAGCGTCGACACGGCGTTGATCAGTCCCAGCTCCTGGGCATCGGCCGCCGGGTGGACGCGGCCGTCGGCGATCGCCTGCACCTGCTTGACCGTCATCTTGCGTCCGGCGGCCACGCCGGCGACAAAATGCTCATTCAGGGAATCGATGATGCGTTGATAGTCGGCGAGCGCCGCGGCGGTGACCTCCGTGCCGGCGACTCCCGTCCCCTTGAACGCCCCCGCGCGCACCACGTGCACCTTGACGCCTTGCATGGCCGCCGCGCCGCTTTCGTCGTACACGACGCCGTAGGTGCCAATTGAACCGATCAGGGCCGTACGGTTGGCGGCGATGTAGCTGGCCTGGCTCGCGATCCAATAGGCGGCGCTGGCACCCAGATCTTCGATGAAGGCTTGCACAGGCTTTTTCTTGGCGGCCGCGGCGACGTCGTCGGCCAGCTCTTGCGTGCCCGCCACGGTCCCGCCTGGCGAGTCCACGTGCAACAGGATCGCGCGGACGTTTTCGTTGTTGGCCGCGGCTCGGATCATCCGGCGGGCCTCGACCGTCGACGTGCTGGTGCCCATGCTCGATTGATGCTTCATGAGCGAGCCGCGAATGCCGATCACGGCAATGCCGTCGGAAGTTTCCGGACCGCTCGAGCCCTTGTTGGCATTGGGACCGCTCGCCTGGGCCTCCGCGACCTGCTGCAGGTGCAAGTGCAGATCCATCCGCTGCACGAGCGACAAGCCGGCCTGAAAGTCGGCCTCACGCATCGCCCACACGCCCAACCACTGTTCGAAGTGGGGCACCAGGGGACGATCGCCGGCGGGGATGAAGAGTTGATCAGGCATCGCGTTTTTTGGGGGTTGGTTGCGCGGTTGGTTCGGGCTTGTCGGGGGCGACGGTCACTGTGACCCCGTCGGGCGTCGGCAGGCTGATCACTTCGCGCCAGTGCACCGGTGTCTCGAGGCCGGGGTTTTCCACGTTGATCGCAGCGGCTTCCTTGATCGCGCGGCGGATCGAGGTTCCGTTGTCGGCCACGATCTCGTCGAGGATGTCATAAAAATTGTCTCCGTGCTCGGCGTGGACGCGGCGCGGGCTCGACAGCCCGTTACGCAGACGCAACAGATCGGCCGAGGCGTCCTTCAGGGGCTCGATGTACGGCCAACGCGGTGGATTCCAGTTGTGCTTGTAGAAGCGAGCCCCCAGCTTCTGCATCGCCCTTTCCAAAGCCGCGTCGTCGGCCGCCCACTGCCGTAGCTTGTGGCAGTAGATCGGAGTATGAAAACGAGCGGCCAGGGCGCGCTGATTGCGACGGAAACCCTTTCGGGCCTCGTCGACGGCGCCGCGCCAGCCGGAAAAGTTCGTCTCGCTGCCGTCCATCAGCACCAGCACCAGGGGCAAACCGAGGTTGACGCCGATGAGCGTCAGGATCAGCCGCACGTGGTTGAAGAATTCGGCGTTGGGCACATTCGGCGAGAAACCCTCGAGGGTCTCGCCCGGTCGGCCCGTGATCTCCATGCCCGGAGCAATGCCCTCGATCCGCCGCGTGCCGCCCGTGGCGAGCGCCTGGTCGGTCCGCTCGCCGTACGGTGCATCGACGATCGGCATGCCGCCGCCGGCCGTCACCGCTTGCGAGCGGAACAAGGCAAAGCAGCTCACGACCTGCTGCTGCACGAGCTTGGCGAAGTTGATGTCCTCGAACATGCCGCAGGCGTCGAAGATCGGCGCCAAGGCCGTCACGCCCCGCGTTTGCGAGAAGCGCTTGGGGTTGTAGACCTGGAACACCTGCCGGCAGTTCTCGTCGTCGTAAGCATCGTAGGCCTTGATCTCGTTGACCAGCTTGACCTGGCGATTCGGATCGACGTCTTCCTTGGTGAACCAGAACTGTTCGCGGCGACGGGTCTGTTCGTTGAGCAACACGCCATGCACGACGTTGCGCTTGGTGGCGCGCGGCGTGCGACAGCGATGCGCCTCGACCATCTGCAGCGGGCCGTCTTCGGTCGGCAAGCAAAACACGTCGCCGTCGACCAGCGTATGCCGCCAGGCCAGCGACTCCATTTGATGAAACGTGAGTTCGCCGGCCAGATCGCAGATCTGCGGATCGTCGGCCTCGGCTTCCCAGCGCGTTTCGATGGCGTCGTCGAGCTGCTTGTCGCCCGTATCCACATCGAGCGTAAAGCCACCCTGCACGATGTTGTCGACGGCCCGGTCGATCGTTTGCCCGACGATCACGTCGTTGCGGTCGAAGTCGCGGGCCTCTTCCAAGAGCCGCAGATAGTCCGACTCGCTGCGGTAGTGATAGTCGGCGCCCGAGCCCATCGGCGAGACGCCCGTCCGCCGCCGGCGGTAGCGGCTGGCCTTTGCGGCGGCGTAATCGGATTGCGCGTCGACGAAGCAGTCGGCGAGACTGTCGGCAGCTTCGTTGCGGCGGCGTCGGCTCATGCATTTTCGCGATTATCGGAAGTTCGAGTCGGGGCCCAACACTTTCACGCCGGATCCGTTCTGCCCGGCCAGGGTGGCGTAGGTCGTGGCTCGATCGAGCATCTTTTGCACGGCGTCCACGTTCATCGTGGTGTTGTGGCCGTTGGTCCCCGTGGCGCGGGGCACACGCATCAGCCACAAGCGGGCCGCGCGGGCGTAGGCCGCGGCCATCGTCGCCGAGCCGGCCAGCTCGAAGCCGTCGTTGGCGAACATTTCGGCTTCGATTTCGGCCAGATCGCTCGTGCTGGTCAGCGTCATGCCCGCGAACGTAGCATGCGCGCGGGAGAATTCGGCGCTGGATTTGGCCGAAAACAGGTTTGAGAGTTTACGGATTTACGGTGGCGACGTCGGGCGCGAGGGATTCCAGAAGCCACTTGAGCGCGTCGCTTTCCGAGCGGATCGCCTTACCGTTTTCGAGGGTTTTGCCCGAGTCGGCGAGACCGCGGAGCAGCCGCTTCAGCGTCTGGCGCTGCCGTCCGGTGAGCTGCTGCACGTCGCAGCGGCGGCTGACAAACGAGGCCGCGGGAAACGAACGCAAGGGCGCCGTGATCGTGCGCTGTTCGTCCGTACCGATCATGCCGGCGACGTTCGGCGTGCCGTTGATGGGACCCACGGCGGGCGTTGCTTTGCTGACTTTGGCCATGATCAACTCCGTTCGGTAATGAGAAATGGTTGCCCGGAGGGCGTGGTGAAGCGGTTTTCTTCGGGGGGCGCGACTTGTCGAGCCGGGGGCATGCAGCGGCGCCAGACCTCGCCCCAGTCCTGGCCGGTGATCATGTCGGCGATCGCACGATCGTAGACCTCGCAGTCGAAGTAATGGTTGCCCGTGTGCTTGTCGACGACGCGCCACTCGACGACTTGGCGACCCTTTTTGTCGAGGGTCTCGATCTTGGCTTCGTTGCACAGCTCGCGCAGGTACTCTTCGCCGCAACCGCAGACGTCGGCGCAAAAAAAGTAGTTGCCCTGCTCGCCCAGCGGCGCGGTGAGGCGACGGTGAATATCATCCTTGTACGTGTCGACGTTGATCATCCAGCGACGCATGCCCCCCTCGTACACCTTGCCGGTGCGTGCGGATTTTTCGACGACGCCCAGCTTGAAAAACTGCCCTACGTGGGCCCGCGTATCGCCGGCGACGAATCGCAACCGATCGCCGTGCTTGGCGATTTGCGCGCGACCCCACTGCCAGACGTCCCAGATCCGGTGTCCCGTGTCGACGCCCGCCATGCGGACGCGCAGCGCTTCGGCGCCGACGCGGTTGGGCGCGACCAGCTTGAAGTTGCGGGTAAACAGCAGATCCTCGAGCTGGGCCAGATCGCTGTTGGGGATCATGTCGCCCGCTTCGTTGGGGCGCAGCTTGACGGTGCCCCAGTCGACGAGCCAACTCGTCGACCCTTCGCCCCAGGCGCGCACGACCCAGCGAGAAAAATCGGGCATCACGTCGAGGCCGGCGGTCAAGAACAACGCGGCCGTGGGAACCAGGCCGCGCTCGTGCGGTTGCGCCAGCCGCGTGCCGACCTGCTTCCACTTGGGCGCACCGCGAGCGCTCTTCCACGCGCGGCCCAGCCAGTTGTTCCAAAACTCGCGCAGTGCGCTGTTCTTGCGGGCGATCAGATACTCTTCGGCGGCCCAGCCCCAAGAAATGCTGGCCGTGTCGAGCGACTGCGATCGAAAGCTCACGTGCCTGCAGGACCGATCGGGCTTGCCGGTCAGTCGGCCTTGCTTGTCCAGGCGCTGGCCGGCGGGAACCCACAAGCCGCGGCGACAGAAGTCGTGTTTCTGTCCGTGGGTGATTGTGCAGCCGCGCTCGCAAACGTAGAACGCGTGACGCCTGGCCTCTTCGGGCGTGCGCCATTCGCCCAGCTCGTTTTGCATGCCACCGATGCCGCCGCCGCCGGCAAACTTGCCCTCGCGGTGAGGCACGACCCGCAGCGCTTGCCAGTGTCCGCAGTGCGGGCAGGCGAGCTGCCAGGTCCGCTGGTCGCCTTCGACGTACAAGTGCTCGATCGTGCTGGCCTCGTCCGAAGGCGTGCTCTCGTAAAAGATCTTGTGATTGACGGGGAACGATTTGACGCGTTCTTTCACCAGCTCGGCGGAGCGGCCCAGCTTGACGCTGTCGCGCCAGCGGTCGACCTCGGAGCACAACACCAGGCGGCACGCACGGCCGGACAATGATTGCGTGCTACCGCTCCACGCGAGGTAGCACACGCAATTGCCCAAATGGATCAGTCGCGAGTTGCGTCGGTTCTCGGGTGGTACGAAATCGGCGAGCGCCGGAGACTTTTCCGCGCACATGTAAGTCAGCTTCGATTTCTCGCGTACGTATTCGCGATCGGGCCCGGCGAACATCATGGGCGCGGGGTCGAGGGCGCGGCGACTGAGGATGATCGAGATCAGTGTCGTCGTGCCGCCGACCTGCGCGGCCTTGACCCAGGCGATCGTCTCGACGAGCGGATCATCGAGGCAGTCGAGGATCCCCACCAGGTACGGCCGGTCGACCAGATTGAAGCGATCGCGGCGGCCGCCCGATTCGTCAGTCAACCACAGCTCGCGGCCACACCAGGCCGAGGTGCTCACGCGCGGCTGCGGACGGAAGCCGCGGGCTTGTGCGCGATCGATGACAGACAGTCCGCTCATTCAATTCTGCCTTCGGCCAGGTCGGTAAGCGTTTGGTACACGCGATCGAGTTGCTCGTGCGCGATCTGCTGCGCGAGACGCTTCAAGTCGTCGGAAAAGGTCTCGGGCAAAGCGGCCGCGAATCGCCCGGGAAACTCTCCCATGTGGGCTTTGATCTCGCCGATGGCCGTTTCCATCTTGCGCGCGAGATCGGAGGGTTTCGCGAGATCGTGTTTTGCGGCGGCGAGGTCGAGGTCGCCGCGTTCGACTTGCTGCTGCAAGAGCCGCTTCTGCAGCGCTGCGCGTTCGGCGTCGTCGCCCGCGACCTGACTTCGCTTGAATTCGGCGTCGACCCATACTGCGATTGCCGCGAGATCGTAACCGTCGTTTGCGACGGGCATGCCGCGTTTCTTCCACTCGAAGATCGTGCGGCGGTTCACGCCGAAGTGCGATGCGACGTCGCCGACCGACGTGGCATGTTCCGTGCGATCAGATTTGTTCGCGGGCTTCGCGGCCACCTTTTTCGCCGAACGCTTCGGCTTGGCGCGAGATCGCTTCTTCTTTCGAGCAGCCAGACATGCGCCTCCGCTTCATCGCGAAACGGTGGTGGTGACAGGGTGGTGG